ATTACACTCATACGATTTCTTTTACACCAAACCAATGTTTTTTCTTTGTCTTCTAGAAAGATAACTCGTTTTTGAAAAATTTCAATCCATTTTTTAAATGATTCTGCCTTGTGTATACGTGCTATTTCACCCCTCGTATAGTTTTTATTGTATTTTTTTTGTAATGAGTCAAATAATTCATATGCCCCTAATCCAAATTTTTTATTAGAGAAACCAGCTTTATTACTCATAGCGAAGGCAAAATGTAAATGTATATTTATTTCTTCTACAGATATAAAATAGTAAGCTATCGGCCCTTCGGTTCCTGTTAAAGAATAGATTTGGCAATCGCAAAGTTCTGCAAATATATCTTTTATTTTATGATCTCTTAAGATTTTAGATTTAAAAGAACAGAAATCATAAGGTTTTGATTCCACACAAAACTCATAAAAATGTGGCCACACTTCAGCAGGGTCTTTTACCTGTGTAATTTTCACTTCTTTTTTATATTATATAATAATAAAGTGTAATTTAAAATATGGCGGCAGAAGGAAAAAACAAAGTAGCAAGTAGTCTATTAGACCTACAACCAACCGCCATATTAGAATTGTTTAGGATTTTCCCTGACAGAATTAACAAGCCTACTTTGTTTTTAGGTTTTCACGGAGGCGCTGTTTACGACAAATCAGTTGTTTGGCAAGGTGTCGAGTATTTGCCATTAGCGATAGAAGCAGAGGGTTTTGATATATTAGCGGATGGAAAATTAGCTAGACCAAAAATAAAAGTAGCCAATGAAAATAATATTATTACCAATTTCCTGCAAAATTACAATGATTTTAAGAACGCCAAGATAGTAAGAAAAAGAGTCTCTGTAAAATTTATAGACGATGTAAACTTTGAAGGGGGAAACCCTTTTGGTTCAGCAGACTCTAAAGCGGAGCTAACAGATGAAACATGGTTGATGGGTAGAAAAACCCAAGAATCAAAGGTATTCGCAGAATTTGAGTTAAACTCGCCATTAGATTTAGAGAATTTTTCAGTCAATAATAGAAATATCGTATCTAAGTTCTGTTACTGGCAATATCGAGGAGAGGGGTGCAGATACGCTGGAATCCCTATAGAGAGAGCGGATGGCGAAGCGTTCCTTGACCCAACTGGAGGACCAGTAGTCCCTAGATATAGGCCAGAAGGAAATGCAGACCCTGCCGCTGCTGCGTCTCCAACATATTTTTTGGCTGATCCAAATGCGATATGGAACCCCACAAAAGGATACATAAAAGGAGATATAGCTGTCACTGAAAGCCCGACGATTCTTTTGCCTAGCCAAGATCCTAATAATAAGGGTCAACCTTTAAAAACAATTTTTGTCTGTGTATCTGGTAACACTGGTCAATCTCCAGAAGGTAATCCTACATATTGGCAAAAAGATGGTTGCACTAAGAAACTATCAGCTTGTCGCAAAAGATTTAATGGTATTGACTTAGTAAGTTTTGTATCTGCACAAAATATACAAAGTGGTTTTAGTGGAGTCAGGATATCTGGTATGCCAAGTGAAGATAATCCTTTGATTCCAGCTCATACAGGATTGTTCCATTCTAAAGAACAAGGATTAACTGGCCATTTCACAGGAGCATGGACAATTATGGGATGGGTGAATGTTAACTCGAACAGCCCTGTAGGTGCTGGAGTCTTAAGCACAACACCAAGAGACGATCAGAATTGGCCTAATATGCAATTCTTAAACATCAACGCTAATACAACTACACAAACACAAGATGGTAGTAGCTCAAGAAAAAGAAGAGGTGATAAAACAAATACAATTGCCGCTAACTATTTAGGCTATAAAATTAGTAGTACAAGCACAAATGCCGACAAGAACGCTTTTAGAAATGTCGCCCTTAACGAAGAACAAGATGGGGGAGACTCAAGAGAATGGGTTCAATATGTGATAACTAACAGCACAGGAACAGCCAATTTTGTTAATGGTGAGGATGCAGAACAAGACACACTTATAAAATTCTTTGTAAACGGTGTCAGTAAATCTGCTGATAATACCACTAGGTTTGCTAGACATGGACTGGATCAGGAAAACCAAAATTTATCACGGAATCTTGGGAACTTCGGCAGTTTAGCAGAGAGATTAGCTACAACCAGTCTATCTCACATGCCTGTCGCCTTGCCAGCATTACCTCAAACATTTATGTTGGGAGCAGTTGAATATTACCCAGGAAGGATAGGTTACGATACCAGACACGGAGGTGTTACAACCCCTTACACTACTTCTATGAACGGATGCATAGGACCGTGGGCTGTTTGGAACAGAGCTATTAATCAAGAAGAGATAGATTTCTTATACAAAAGAGTCAGAACTCCAAATGAGGTTACAAATGTTTTAGATTTTGCACCAAGGGAGTATTATGAATGCACAGGAACATACAGTGGAGTGACTGGAGATAGTTTAGTAGCTTGGTGGGATGCTAGCACGGGAATAGTTGACGGCGGTTCTACTTTAGGAATGTTAGATATACATACTGTCGGCCCATATCATTTAACAGGTAGCGGAGAATTCGAAGGTTTTAAAGAAACCTATGCAGAAGGACCGCAAACACTTTTACCCAACCCGACACCTAAAGAACCAAGATTTGGTGGATTTCCAGGAACTGATGGATTTAGTTATGGCAGAAACGCACAAATGTAAAGGGGAAGTTTCAGCTCTCCATAAGATAAAAGAAATAGCCCATAAGCATTTCACAAAGGAAATATGTGGCTTTCTTGGGTATGATCATGAAAGTAGAGAATTTATTGTTCAATTAGAAGACAATGATTCCGAAGATCCTAGATCATATTTCTTGATCAACCCTTTGAGTTATCTTTTGTTCAAAGATTCCTATGATATGGTCGCTGTTTTTCATAGTCATATATTAGGAGATGAAACAGAATCAGATTTTGACATTAAAATGTCAGACAATTGTTGCCAACCTTTTCTCATTTATAGTCTTAACACAAAAAAAATAAATATTTATACGCCCAAAACCATAGAAGCTGATGTAAATATACTAGAAAGGATTAAGGCAGTAGCATGACACAAGTATACATACATGGAATTTTGGCTCGGGAATACGGCGATAATTTTAAATTGAGCATACCAAACCCTAAAGATGTATTAGAGGCTATAGATTGCAACAGAAGTGGTTTTATTCAAAGGTTAGTGGAATTACAAAAACAAGGATTCTGTTATGATATTATAATCAATAAAGAAAGGGTCACTCAAGAAGAACATATTTCTAGAATAAAAAACCCTAAAACTATAGATTTAGTTCCTGCTATAGCTGGGTCGGGACCAGCATTTTTTTTACCACTCGTAGGAGGAAGTAAGTTGTTAGCTACTATCGCAAGCGCATTATTTTTCGCAGCAGTTTCTTACGCCTTGACCCCAAAACCTGAAATAGAAGCTTTAGAAATTGATGCAGATGGCTCCAAATCTTCTTTAATATTTTCTAATACAGTAAACGTAGCTAGTCAAGGATCTCCAGTTCCAATTGGATATGGTAGATTAAAGGTAGGCTCGCAAGTAATTCAGGCTACAATTAAATCATTTCCTCAACACCAAACACCAAAAGAATCTTTAGGAGGAGTTGGAAACCCTGTTTTCGTAGGAAATAAAGTGGGCCTTTAATATAATGAAACACTTACTAAAAAAACTTAGCATCGCTGGCGCTGGCAAAGGTAGTAAAAAACCTAAACCTCCCATCTATAAACCTCCTGTGATGGGAGAATTGCAATACGGCGCTTCATTTAGTTATGCAGAAACTTTAGATTTAATTAGTGATGGACCCATTGAGGGAATAGTAAATGCAAATGGAAAAATTGTAGATGGATTAGAAATGTTACAAGGTATTTATTTAGATGATACCGCTGTAGCAGTAACTACAGAATCCGATACGACTGGAGATGACTTAACTAGTTTAGAACTAGAAACTATAGAAACTCTCAATATGGGGTTGGATAGTACTAAAGGTGTCGCATTTTGTAGCGAGTTTTTCCAAGAATTAAAAGAAGCTCCTAGACGTAGCTCTGATGGAAAAATAACAGCTCTTCCATCTAGCACTCCTGGAGGAGTTGACAATAAGGAAGCGTCTTCTAATCCAGATGTGGCTATGGTTTATCTCACAGAAGAAGGAAAAAACCACACAACTATAGCTGGCATACGAAGTTATAATACGATTGATCTCTTTATTAGAGGTTTTGTAAAATACAGAGGTAGCGCTGGAGATCAAACTTTCCAATGGTATTTAAATGGAGAACAACAAACTGGATATAGTGATTCTAATGCAGCTTTCAGAGGTTTAGACACACCCATAGGGACGCTTAACAGTCTTATCTGGGCAGACAGCTCTTTAGCTTCATCTAAATTTATTTTTGCCTTCCAACCTGCTTACAGTCAAGCGACAGGAGGCTTTGGGAGGGGACGGTGGAATATAAATAGGACCGCAGCATTTTCTCAAAATGAAACCAGAATTAATGAAGCAGTTTCTAGTGAGTTAGATACTATCTACGAATTATTCTCTAATAATAACCAAGAAGGAGGCAATAGACTACAAAAAAGATTAGCTGAAAAAGCTTTAGAAATTTTAAATTTTACTGGAGATAGTGTAAACAATTTAATTTTAGATTACTTAAATCCAGAAGAATACGGGGGAGTTATTATAGTAAAAGTAGAGGATTCAAATAGCAATTTAGATAAATCTGTTTTAGACGGGAACCAATTGTTTAGTATGACCACTTTTCCAGTTGGGACACAAAGTGGCTTCAACTTAATCGCAGCAATGAAAAATGCGGGTATGAGAGTGACAGACGTAACATGCCCTGAAATAAATTCTGATGGGACTTTAACTGGGACTATGCATGGATTTTTGATTTTTGAATTCCCAATCGAACTTGATCCTCTAACAGAACCAATCGGGGGGTGGATTCGAGCGCAGCCATCTTTTTCAAATCCGTTGGAGAATATTGGCAATAGACGGCAAACTGCCGATGCGTCTTTTACTTACAAAATACCTAAAGAAGTAATTGCAGCACTAAGTGATTTAAATTCTTTTAAATACGCAAAAACTCTTGATACAAATCAAATTATAGAGACAAATGCTACTGTAAATAATTTTAATGCTATTAATTTAAAATACAATTATAGTAATGTTTTAGCTGAATTTAAAAAAGGAGAAGAGTCACAAGACCCATTCAAATATTTTAACAAAGTTTTTATCGATCATCTGTATGATAGAGAGCTTTTTGGACCTTTCGGAACTGCGAGAGCCGAAGGAAACCCAAACGCCCTGAATGAACAGTCAAATGCTCCTCAAAGGGTTCAGATTGGCACTTCGATGTTAAATAGGAGCAGAGTTTTAGGAGAAACCGCAGATTTTTATAATACAGATTTAGTGGATGGTTTACCTTTAAACGAGGGTAGTGATGACGAGAGAAAAGATGCTGAAGGTAAGCCTAGAAATTATTCAAGTTGGGGAGCAAATTCATTCGCAAATTTTGATGAACGAGAGATACCTGTTGTTCATACAATATACAATCCTAATGTAGACGAAGTATTTGTCACCCTAAACGTATCAGCTTTAAAAGATACTTTAATTAAAGATGTAAATAATGTCTTTACGGGAAGAAATAAAGACAATCAAGATTTGAAAATAGGCACTACATTCCCATCAGTTCTAAACATCAAAATAGAGACGGGGGCTATACGCGAAAATGGAGGTTTTAAAAAACATAAAGAATACACATATCGTATAGTAGCTCTTATCGAAGGGAATACCTTAATTGATTTAGGAAATCCTGATTATAAAACTTCAAGTGGCAGAGAATTTGTAATTCAACTTAATGGCGCAGATGATAACCTTAATTATTTATCTAGACCTTTTGAATTGCCTCGATCTAAAAGTACAAATAAAGAAGTTTTAAGTGCTGATGGTGAAGTGGGTATAGAAGCTGGGACTTTAGAGCAAGATAGCAATGAAAAAAGGTATGTAAGAATTAGTAAACTTTCCTATGAAACAAACTCCGCTTTGTTGTCCAAAGTAGTCTCCGTAAAAAAGGTGACAGAAATAATTCCAGTTGATCTTCCTTACCCTTACTCTGCGATAGTAGGAACAAAATTAGATTCAAGAGCTTTTGGTAACATACCTAGAAGAAGCTTTGACTGTAAATTAAAAAAAGTCAAAGTCCCGAGTAATTACTTCCCCACAAAAAGAGGGAGAGATAAAAGATATTATAACAATCAAGAACTTTTCGATAATACGAGTAGAAGAGATAAGTTAATTTACAAAGGAGATTGGGATGGGTCTTTTAGAAATGAATTAGTATGGACAGATAACCCAGCTTGGATCTTATATGATTTACTCACAAGCTCTAGATATGGCATGGGTACTCATATAGATAGTGACACTATTAATAAGTGGCAACTATATAAAATAGGAAGATTTTGTGATGCTGTAGACGAGGACGGATATTTCGAAGGAGTAACTGATGGAAGAGGAGGTAAGGAACCTAGATATTCTTGCAATATTGTATTCGATCAAGGACAAAAGATTTTTGACGCAATAAACACTATTGCAGCTTTATTCAGAGGCAGAACATTCTTTAGTAATTCAGAAATTAATTTTGTAGACGATAGACCAAGAGGAGCGGTCAACTTGTTCACAAATGAAAGCGTCAAAGATGGTCTTTTCTTTTACTCTAACAACAGAAGAGATGAGCAGTTTAATTGTATAGAAGTAGGATATCGAGATCGATTTGATAATTTTTCACCTAAAATAGAGGTGGTAGAAGATGAAGAAGATATTAGAGAGAGAGGTATTTTTAAGAAAAAAATAGAAGGTATTGGTATCACATCTAGAGCGATGGCTCGCAGAACTGCACAACATCAAATATTTTCTAAGATAAAAGAGAATCAACAAGTCGCATTTACCGCAGGACTAGAAAGCCTATTGTGTAAACCTGGGGATCTCGTTATAATTGAAGATGAATTAAAAACTAATATAGCTAATTTCGGAAAGGTATTAGCCGTAGATTTAGAAGCGGAAACTATTAGATTAACAAACCAATTTAACTCTTCATCAATGGAGGGAGTCTTAAGTGTTTATAATCCTACTGGTTCTGATTCTTACTTAGAATTAGAGGAAACAGCTAACACTAGAAGACAAAGGTATGACAGCTTTACAGTAACAGGTATAGTTGGTGATAGTTGGTCAAAATACACAGGAGAATATTCTTTTTCAGGTTACACCCAAGGATACACTGAAGCCACAGGATCAGACGAAGCCAGATTTCAACAATATGCATCTTATACAGGTCTACCCGAAAGTGGGACAATGGTTTACTTTGACACTGGTGTCACTGGTTGGATATTCGCTTCAGGCACAGGAGAAGGAAACGCGAGAGCTATTGATTTAAGATCTGGCGATTTAATATCTGAATGGACTGGCGCTCAAACATTATCTGATTTTAATACTGGTAAGATATCAGTATTCGATATGGATGAAACTAGCAGAAGAGCAGTTTCACCAGCACCCACCTTCTTTAGCGGTCTAACTAATTTTGAAGTTTCGACAAGGGGCATAACTGAATCTGAACTTTCTGTAGCAACTCCAGATCAAATATCTATTTTAAGTGTTACAGGATCTATTATAGATCAAGATTATGGATCGATAGTTTCTGGTTTCAGCGACCCAAGCATATTACCTTTTGTTAAATTAGGTAGCCCTGCGAAATTTGAAATAAAACAAGCCAGCCCATTTTTCTATAAAGTCATTTCTATGCAGGAGGAAGCCACTAATGAATACTTGGTTACTGCTACGAAATACGATACAGGCAAGTTTAATTTAATTGATAAAAATATAAGTATAGAAAACGAAGTAAATACCTTTAGTTATCAAGTAGCTCAAACAATCAATGGAGTCACATATAAAACATTAGATGCTCCCACTCTTGACAATGTTACAACAGGAGTCCCTAATGCTTCAGATGGAACCTTCACTATCACAGGTATGTGGACTGGAATCACTCCAGCTAACACTGTCACAGGATATAATATGGTTTTAGGTTTACCTAATGGGCAATCTTTAAGTGAATTTATAACAACTACTGGAGGAGAATTTACAGGTCTTAATCAGGTGGGTGTATATAATTTCAAGGTGAATGCATTAGGAAATAGAGGTGGTGGTGGTGGTGACGCATATTTCGATTCTGACTACGCATCATCAGGTATATTTGTCCTTTATGAAGAATCTCTAACCTTTTCTAAATCATTTTTAGATAGAATAACAATACTCTAATGAACGAAACTGGATATAGTATATTAAAACTAAGCAAATTTGACGGAGCATATGTTTACGCCAAAGAAGCCAGAGAATTTGCTACAGGTTCGACAGGAGCAGGAGGTTATTTAAACGCTAAAGCTGTAGCTTCAGGCTGGAATGATGTAGAGTTTATAAACACACTAGCAATAGGAAATACCATCCCAACAACGATTGGAATTGGTAGCACTAGTTTGATCACAGGAGGAGTAACGACAATTGGAGGAACAACTCCGATTGGAGATTTAAGAGCAGAAGCCACAGGATACATTGGTATAGGAACAACCATTCCATATATTTTTGAAAAAGGGAAGAATTATTCAGGTGCTTTAATGGCCATATACAAAGGCACTACTTGGGAAACGGGTAAGATAGGTATCGGAACAACAGCAGGAGATATAACCGCAAGCGGATACTATGAAGGTAATTTTACTACAAACGATATCCATGAGTTTCAAACATCTTTCACTGCTGACTCTACAGATTTATCAAAAATTACAACTGGAAGTGGAGTTTATACTGAAGGAGCTGACGTAACTTTACAGTTTAATATTTTAAACAGAAATGGAGAGCAATTATCTTCAGCGGCACAAATAGCTGCTGACCCATTTGTAAGTGGGCAGAAAATAAGTATTTTAAATACAGATGGAAGTGTAGTTTTTCCTGATTATAGAATTGGTGGGGACTCTACTTTTAATTTTTCTAGTTCGCAAAACATAGATGTTTTCGGGACTTTCACTAGAAACTTCGGAATCAGAAATGAAGTAGTAAACCAAGACGGGGGTGTCCATACCAGTGAGTTTTACTTATATGCTAATACGGCTACTTTCGATAAAGTATTTGTTAGGTCTTCGGGACAAACAGTTTTAAATGAAAGTTATACAAATAATAGCCCACCAGACACTGGTAGTATATCCTCCGCTGCTGACAGAGCTGATGCCATCAAATATTTTAACAATCAACCTATAAATGATTCGGGTGTCACTGGGTTTATTGAGTTTGATTTAGGGTTTAATGAATCACCAAACTTCACAAGTTTAGGAGATGTTGTTTTATTTCATGGAACTGGTGAAGACTTCACGACAAATAGAGGATCTCTAGTAGGAAACTTCCCCCTTAATTCTGTGCAAGAAGGGCAAAGAATTAGACTAACAGCCAATGATGGAATTCCAGAGGGAACAGGTCTATTTTTTAAATTAGCTGCCGACACTGAAGTAGGATTTAATGAGGAATTATTTACTGTAGGGCCATTTACTCTTGAACCGACAGTAGAAGGACCAGATTTAAATCTTTATAACCAAGGAGACCAATTATTAGTAGGAGATTTTACTATCGAAGGAGGTTTAGATGGAGATGATGCAGAGGGTGGTAATCTAAATGTCAGTGGTAACGCATTAGGAACAGGGATTGGTGGGCGTTTAACTGGGCCAGATAGTAAGATGTATTTACTTTCTGGAGATGAAGCAGGTGGTAGCTCTGATACTCTGCAAGATGTAGTAGACAGAGGCAATGCTACAACCAAAGATATTAATTATAATGGATCAAAAATTATTTTTAATGGGGATAGTGATAAAAGCATTAATTTCGAAAATGATGCTTTAACTTTAGGAATTGGGATAACTAGAATAGAAAGCAACTTTCTTGGAATAGGAGCTACTACTAACAAAATAGTAATGTTCCCAGATCAATCAATTGTTATTGGTAGTGACGGTATAATTGTAGGAGGTTCTCCAGCTACAGGTTCTTCTATTTTAGCAGGAACAGGAAATGTTATTAGTGGACACTTTAATACTTTGGTAGGTGGTGCTGGGAACAAAATATCAGGTAGTCTTTTAGGATTTAACTTTGTCGGAGGTGGATCGGGAATAGATATAACGGGTAGTCAATATTCTTCAAGTGTTGGAGGAAAAAATAATGATATTTTAAATTCTAATTATTCTATAATTGGGGGAGGCTCAAACAACAAAATAAAAGATGCCACATCTAGTTTTATCGGTGGTGGCGAAGTAAATGAAATTCATGATGGTGTATCTGCTATAGTTGGAGGTAATGCACACATAATTTCAGGAGGCAATGGTTATTCTTTTATTGGAGGTGGAGAAGAAAATGAGATTCATGGAACATTTAGTTCTGTATTAGGGGGAGAAGGAAATAAAAATTACGGAAACGATTCCGTTACTCTTGGCGGTTGGTTTACCGAATCATCAGGTCGGTTTGCGCTTGTAGGCCCAGGAAAAGCTTCTAAAGTTAGTGGAGACTATGGTGTTGCTTTAGGAAACAAAGTAGAGATACCAGTAGCTCACACTGGAGCGACAGTTTTAGCAGATGGGCAAGATAGAGTCCACGCTTCTAGCGGAATGCATACGGCTACTTTAGATTTCGCTAGTGGCGTTTATGTTCCTACGATTGGATATTTTGGAGAAGGACTGCATGTCAGTGGTGTTCCTGTCCTTACTGGTGAGAATAATCCAGCAGAGGCTGATACTTTACAGACTGTAACGACTCGCGGGAATGAAACAACTACATCAATCTTCTCTACGGGACCATATATATCTGGCGTTACAGGATATTACAAAGATACCTTAAGAGTTGGTGACGGAGGGTTTGTTGATTTCCCATCAGCGTATGACACTTTACAAGTCGGAACATCAAGCAGTGCTACAAATGGTCACATTTTAGTTAGAGGTAAAGAATCTTCTATAACTTTCAGAGGAGTCGAAGGGTCAGATAAAGCCCACACAATTAAAGAGGATGCTGGAACTTTAACTTTTTATGGGGATAGCACTCTCTCTGGAACGGCTGGTAATGCACGATTTGCAATTCAAACAGGGCAAAGTTACTTCACAGATTTGGTCGGAGTTCAAGGTAATGGAGTAAAACCTCAATTCTATTTAGCGAGTATCGGCGGGGGAGCGTCTAATAAAGCTACACATTTTTATCAACCAGCAAATAGCGCTGATTTTAGAATAGCTCTAAACGGTAGTCAACATAATGGAACAATAGGAACAGATGCCTTTGCTATAAAATCAACTTATGAAATAGGCGTTGGAACAGTAGACCCTCGCGCAGCATTGCATGTCGATAATGGTGCTGGAGCGACTACGGGGTTCTTAGTAGAGAATAGCTCAAACAAAAATATCTTATGGGCCGAAGATAATGAAACAATTAATGCAAGATCCACATTCAATGTATATCATACTACTGTAGCATCACGCTATTTGCGTCTAGGTTGGGGTTCTATATTTGCTAATGATAACGGCAATGAACTAACTCTAGGATCTAACTTTTCTAGCGCCTCTGCCACACGAATTTTTGTAGGAGCAGAAGGAGCTGCTAATATTCCCGCTAATACCATCCAAATGCAAGCCAATCATGGCTTGGCTGTATTCTCTGGGGTCTCTACAGATACCTTTGACCCGACAGCATTGCTTGATGTCAGAGGAGACGCTTATATCTCGGGTGATGTAGAAGGCACGGGGGCAGGTAATCGCATAACAAATAACGGTGTTCCCTATCTCCTTTCTGGTGACTCTCCTGCGGAGACACAAAATCTTGATCAAGTTTTAGCTCAAGGGAATACATCAACGCGAGACATGAGCGTTGCCGATATTTCGGGTAGTGGATTATTTTTATCTGGGGCTGGAAGTGCTGGTCCAGAGATTAGTTTGCAAGGAGCATACACTACTTGGGAGATAGAAAACCAATACGCTGGTGGAGCTAATAACGATATGTTCCGCATTAGGAACACAGCGTTAGCCGACGATGCTCTTGTTATAAATAGAGGTAATAATAAAGTTGGAATAGGAACAACTAATCCGACGAATGATTTGCACGTTGTTGGAACGATGCAGCTAGATAATAGTGTAAGTGATGCGTTTAAAATTAGAATAAACGGAGGAGTAGGGTTAGCCTTAGATCACAACAGTATAAGAAGCACTAACGCTGGCACTGACGTTACTTTTGCTGCTGGTAAAGATCTGATATTCCAGACATACGATGGAGGCTTCAAAGAAGCAATGCGTATCGACACTTCTGGTAGAGTTGGAATAGGAACAACCTCTCCAAGCTCCGCTCTTGAGGTTCGTGGAGGCAGTATTGATATAGGGACTAACGATATTAAAGGGGCAGCTAACTCCAAAATCGAAATGGATGCAGCGGATGGATTCACGCTCACCAACCCTAACAACGCTCATGGTGTTGATATTGTAGCAGATGACCTTACATTTTTTGGTGGTGGTCTTGGCAATAGAAAGATTACAACAA